TAACTAAATGGCAGCACCAAATATTGTCAACGTAGCCGACATTAAAGGCAACATTGCATTTCAATCATTAACTAACACTAATGATAATGCTCTAATTAATAATGCAGCAGCATCAAACACTGTTTTGAAAGTAAATAACATTTTCGTATCAAACGTGAATGGTGTTTCAGCAGCAACAGTTACATTATCGTTACGTAATGCAGCAAATGCTGTAACGAACGGAACATTGGCAACTGCTTCTTCTGGAACTGCATATCGTGTTGCATATCAGATTTCTGTTCCAGCAAATACAACTTTAATGTTGTTAGATAAAACTGGTTCTATTTACTTACCAGAAGCACATTCTTTATCAATTCAAGCTGGTACTGCTGGATATCTAGAGGTTGTTGCGTCATTCGAAACAATTTCTTAATTTTAATTTGAATTAGTGGCTGGATAGGACACATGTCTAAAAATCGTACAGGTAATTTTATTGCTGGTGGAAAACCACAGGTTCCATCATTAACATCTAATAATGGTGTCTTTGATATAACGGAAAACTATTCAGCCGTAAATAATACTACATGGCAAACTGCAGGTAGTGGATATTATGAGATTAATAGATCGTTAAGATTTAGAGCATCAGTTGTAACCACACTTACAAAAACATTTTCTTCAACAAGTAGTTTTGGTTCGCAAAAATTTACATATTCGTTTTGGGTTAAAAAAGGTTTACATAACGCAAACATGCAAATATTCTCCAGTGCTGGTGCGAACCATCCTGGTGGTGCTGACATTTCTACCATAGTTTTTAACTCAGATGAAATACAATTTTATCATTATCCAAATGGTGGATCTGGAACTTGGCTTGTAAAGAGTCATGCATTAAGAGATCATTCTGCTTGGTACCATGTTGTACTATCGTGCGATACTACTCAAACTGTTCCTTCTAATAGAGCAAAAATGTGGATTAATGGTGTTCAGCACGTTAAATCAGATAATACATATCCAGCTCAAAATGGTACAACATATTATTTCAGCACTAGACAACAAATGTGGGGACAAGAAGATGGAAGATTTCGATACCCATTTGATGGACATCTAGCAGAACTTCATGCTATTGATGGGCAGGCATTAGACGAAACCTATTTTGGTTATTTTGATCCAATTACAAATATATGGCAACCAAAGCGTTACACTGGTACATATGGTCTTAATGGTTATTATTTACCATTTACTGAAAATCAATCTACATTAAATCTTGGTAGAAATTTTTCTGGTTCAAATTATTTCACATACTCAGAGCAATTTGATAATGGTGCGTGGTCAAAATATCAAAGCAGCGTGACAGCAAATGCTACAACTGCTCCTGATGGAACTACTACTGCTGATAAATTAGTTGGTACTACTGGAACTTCTGGTGATCATCAAGTAAACCAATCTGGTATGGTAACCGCAGTTAACAATGGAGTTTATACACTTTCTTGTTACGCAAAAGCTGCAGAAAGATCTATCTTTAGATTGTATATTCTAAAAAGAGATGGTGCTACATACGCTTATTCTGATTTTAATTTAACTACTGGACAAATTGATCATACTCAAGCTGGACCTTTTGCTGGTGCTATACCAACAATAACATCTGTTGGAAATGGATGGTATAGATGTGCCATTACAGTTGATATTGGATCTGGTGCTGGTGGTGTAAATGCAATAATTTCATACGCATCAGCAACAGGAGAAACCGCTGGATGGGGGCTTTTTATTTGGGGTGCTCAGTTTAATCTTGGAACAACAGTAGATCCATATATTCAAACAGTTGCTTCAAATAGAAATACTGACTGGACTCCAAACAACTTCTCTCTAACTGCTGGTACTTCATACGATTCAATGGTTGATTCACCAACCAACGTATTTACAACAGCGACAGATATCGGTGGTGTAGTTAGTGGTAACTATGCAACACTTAATCCACTAGCAACGGGTAACGTAATCCCACCAACTGGTGCTAATTTAAATTTAACGCTTAATGCTGGTAGCAATACATATTGGAGTGCAATAGGAACTATTCCTATTACTAGTGGTAAATGGTATTGGGAATGCATTTGCCAACGAGATCAAAATGCTGGTCAGTGGGTTCAGTTTGGTATTGTTTCTGATACCACTACAATTACTAATAATCCAGTGGGATTTAGCGGTAACATGTCACAAGGATATGCTTATTACAATGATGGTGCTAAAGCAGGCAATGGAACAGCAACTGGTGGGTATGGCGCAACATTTAATAATAATGATGTTATTGGTGTTGCCTTTGATGATGACAACGGAACGATAACATTCTATAAAAATGGTGTGAGTCAAGGTGTTGCGTTTACTGGAATTTCAACTGCATTAACATGGTTACCTATTATTCAAATCTATAGATCTACTGCAACAAATCAGTTTGCTTGGATTAACTTCGGACAACGTCCATTTGCATATGCTCCACCAGCAGGATTTAAATCTTTAAATAGTACTAATTTACAAGCATTGGGTTCTTCTACTGCAGGTAGAGCAGCAATTAATCCATCAAATTATTTTGATACAATCTTGTATACTGGTACGGCTACTAATCCAAGAACTGTTTCTGGATATAAATTTGCTCCAGACTTTTTATGGATTAAAAGACGTAATGCTGTAGAAAATCATCAGGTAGTAGACTCGGTTCGTGGTACACCATTAACAATATTTACAAATGCTACTAATGCAGATACAATATATTCTGCAAACATAATGGCATTAACACCAAATGGATTTACTTTAGGTAATGATTCTAATACTAACGTAGCTGGCGGATCGTTTGTTGCTTGGGCATGGAATGCTGGTAATAGTACTAAAGGTGGAATAGAAACTACAAATACTTCTGGTAGCGTAACTTCTACATTAAGAGTTAGTTCAGATGCAGGAATTAGTATTGCTACCTATGCTGCACCAAACAACGGATCATTTACTTTCGGTCATGGATTAGGATCAACTCCAAGATTTTTTATGTTGAAAGAAAGAGGTGCTGCATCAAACTGGATCGTATGGCATTCTGTTTTTGGATCTCCAACAAATCAAGGACTTTACCTTAATGGTAGTGGATCACCATTTGCAGCAGGTGCTAACTGGTTGACTGGTGTCACAAGTACCACTATTGGTATTACTCAAGGACAAGTAACTAGTGGTGCGCAAAATCATATAGTATATTCTTTTATAGAAGTTCCTGGATTTAGTAAAATTGGCTCATTTACAGGTAATGGTTCTACAGATGGTCCATTCGTGTATTGTGGTTTTAGACCTGCATTTATTATGGCTAAATCCTTCACTAATGGTGCATTCTGGGTTATTCATGATACAAAACGTGACTTAGCTAATCCTTCTACCAGACATCTTTATGCGAACAATACTAATGCTGAAGAACAACTTTATTCTTCATTTGACATATTATCAAACGGATTTAAATGCCGTAATGCTAATGATAATGTTAACTATTCTGGTTCAACTGCGGTATACATAGCATTCGCAGAGTCACCATTCGCCCTAAATAATAGAGCAAGATAAACAAAGAGATAAAAAGAAATGACTACTTACTATCTAAACGGAAATCCGCTCGTTGAAGGTGCGGATATCGTAATTAATGGATTTACATACCCATATACATGGTTAGAAGGTACATCACCTTCTGTTCGTGCATCTTTAGGAATTGAAAAACTCGGTGATGTAAATTATAATCCAAAATACTACTGGGGTGTTGATAATCCTAAACATTTAGAAGATCGTGAAGAAACTGATGAAGAAGGAAATCCAGTTTATGTTAAAGTTTGGGATCCTACTGTCGGAGAATTTGGAGAAATGGTAGATACAGAAGAGCGTCTAGTATCTAAAGGATTAAAAACTACCTGCGCACAAGAAATTAAATTAACTACAAATCAATTATTAAGTTCAACAGATTTTTATATTCTTCGTAATGAAGTTGAATCATTACAAATCCCAGAGTCAATTTCTACATATCGTACAGAAGTTATTGAAGAATCTACAAGATTACAAGAAGCCATTTTAGCAGCAACAACTGTTGAAGAATTAATTGCTGTTATGAATTCAACATCTTGGCCAGAAATAAAATAAATAAAAGCATAGTCTTAAACAAAGGTAAATAAATGGCTCGTCGTTATACTGGTGGTTTTCTTTCTTCGAGAGAACAGGCAACTGATTCAAATTCAGCTAATGGTGTTTTTACTTTAAGTGAACACCAAGAAAAAACTGCACTTGGTAATTTTCCAACTGGTCGTTGGACTCCACAGCGTTCATTAAGATTTAGACAAAGTGCTTCAGCATACTTACAAAGAACATTTCCTTCTGCAGGAAATAGAAGAACTTGGACATATAGTCTTTGGTTTAAACGTGGAATTCAATCTGAAAATCTTTTTAGACTTTTATATGTAGGTAATGGTAGTAATAATGAAACAGGAATATATTTAACTGGAGATAGATTACAGTTTGAATATTATGTTGCTCCTACTAACTATTATATAAGATCAGAAGCTGTTTTTAGAGATCCTTCTGCTTGGTACCATTTTGTTGTAGTATGTGATACAACAAATGCTACATCTAATGATCGCATGAGAATGTATGTAAATGGTGTAAGAATAACTGCATTTAATGCTAATGTTCAACCACCATTAAATTTTGATATGAGAATTAATGAAGCAGCATCTCATTTAATTGGTGTCAGAGAAGGTGGCACAAATTATATTGATTGTTACATGTCTGAAGTCAACTTTATTGACAACCAAGCATTAGACGCATCATATTTTGGAACAACTGATCCAGAAACTGGAACATGGGTTCCAAAACGCTATACTGGTACATATGGTACTAATGGTTTTTATTTACCATTTTCTAATAATACTGGTGTAGACCAACTAGGTAGAGACTTTAGTAATGGTGGTAGCGAGTTTATCACCAACGGATTTTTTGATGCTAACGTAAATAATTGGACAGTTTGGCCAGGAGTTGGTGGCTCTCCATTTATAACTTGGCAAGCTAGTGGTAAAGCAAGAATTGGTAATACACAGAATAATGGCACTATTTACTATCAAGCTATTTCCACTACAATAGGACAGACATATTATGTAACTGCTAATGTATCCAATATTAGCATTGGTGCAAATGGACGCACATGTGCAATTCAGTGGAGTTCAACACTTGGTAGTGGAGCAACTACTATTGCATCTATCGCACAACCAAACTCTGGAACTATTTCAGGATCTTTTGTTGCGACATCTACAACAACTTACATTCTATTAAACGTAGATGTTCTTGGTACTGGTACACAAGGTGCTGATTGGGACACTATTAGTGTTTCAAATACTTCTATTAAGAATCACTGGAGTGTAACCAATCACTCTTTAACTCTATATTCTAATTATGACTCAATGACTGATGTTCCAGGAATCGCATCTGTAACATCACAGACTGATACTGGTAATGTTCAACGTGGTAATTATAATGTATGGAATCCATTAGTTAATACTAGATCTGGTGGAACTATTTCTGATGGTGGATTAAAAACAGATGGTTCTTTAAATACTAGACCATTATTCTTAGGAACACAATATTTTAATACTGGTAAATGGTACTGTGAAATTTGGTGTGGTACTTATGGAGATGCTGGAGACAATAAACCAGTTGGTATTACTACCATTCGTGGACAAACAGATTTAATTGGAACTGGCAGTATTCTATTAACATATGGCTCTGGTGTAATGAGAGCATTTGCAAATAGTAATAATAATAGTTTGGACTTTAGAGCAGGTGACGGAATAGTAGTTGATCAAGGCACTGGTTCAAACTGGTGGCAATCAGGATTCTGGATTGGTTTCGCTGTTGATATTGACAACAACACAATGTCAATATACAAAAATGGTGTTTTATCGTCAACAGTCAGAAATTGTAATTTATCAGGTAAAGAATGGACATATTTCTGGGAACCAGAGTCTTCTTCAAGTAGAACACCTGCAACTAATTGGTATTGGAACTTTGGTCAACAACCATTCGTATATACACCACCAGCTGGTTACAGAGGGTTATGCACAACAAACTTACCAAATCCAGTAATTAGACGTTCAAATGATCATTTTGATGTTAAAACTTGGACAGGTAATGGCGGTGCAATTACTGTTGGTAATAGCGCAAAAGAAACTTCTGCATATGAAATTTCTAAATCGTTAAGATTTAGATCGAGTGTGTCTGCTTATTTAAGCAGAATTCCTACCAGTGTTGGTAATAGAAGAACTTGGACTTGGAGTGCATGGGTTAAGAAAAGTGGTCAAGCATCATATCAAAATTTTATGAGAGCTGGAAGCACTTTGATTCGTTTTACAAACACTGATACACTTCAATTTGAAGACAATGGTGTTTCTGTTTCAACTTCTTCTGTTTTTAAAGATTTATCTTGGTATCATGTTGTGTTTGCTGTTGATACTACACAAGCATCATCTATAAATAGAACAAAAATTTATGTAAATGGTGTTCAGCAATCACTTACTGGAACATACATTACACAAAATACTGATACAGCTGTAAACAATACAGTTCTACATAACATCGGTGCTTCTGTTGCTCCTAATGAGTTTCTTAACGGATACATGGCTGAAGTCAATTTTATTGACGGACAGGCATTAACACCTTCTTCATTTGGTCAATTTGATGCTAATAATAATTGGTATCCGCAGCGATATGCTGGTACATATGGAACTAATGGATTTTATTTAAAACTTAATCCTAATTTAAATATTAATCCTACTACATCAGACTTTAATGCAGACTTTTTAGTAGTCGCTGGCGGTGGTGGTGGCGGTGCATATAATGGCGGTGGTGGTGGTGCAGGTGGTCTTCGCTCATCTTTCACAGCAACTGGTGGTGGTGCTACATTAGAAAGTAGTGTTGGAATAGTTTTAAGTACTCCATATAGAATTACAGTTGGGGCTGGTGGTTCTGGACAGAGTGGAGCAACACAAGGATCTAATGGATCTAATTCAGTATTTTCAAATATAACATCAGCTGGTGGTGGACGTGGAGGTGGTTATACTGGCTCTTTCTACAATGCTAATCCAGGTGGATCAGGTGGTGCAGCTGCATATGCTGCATCTTCAGCTGGTGGTGGTGGTGTAGGACACGGATTTAATGGTGGTAATGGTGATGGTGGAGTTAGTTCTGGTGGTGGAGGAGGTGCTAGCGCAGCTGGTTCAAATGGAACTTCTACTGTTGGTGGTAATGGTGGTGCTGGTGTATCTGTTTCTATTACAGGAACATCTGTACCTTATGCTGGTGGTGGCGGTGGTGCTACTTATCCAGCAGGTGGAGGTGTTTCTGGTGGTACTGGTGGTACTGGTGGCGGTGGTAATGGTGGTGCCAATAGCACTGGAACAGCTGGAACTGCAAACAGAGGTGGCGGTGGTGGTGGATCTCAAGATACTTCAAACCCACCATCTAGACCTGGTGGTAATGGTGGATCAGGTATTGTAATTATTAGAATCCCAGATACTCGCACTGCAACATTCTCTGGAGGTGTCACTTCTTCATTAAGCACTTCTGTTGCTGGATTTAAAATATATACTGTTACTGCCACATCAACAACATCTGAGACAGTTACATTTACTTAAAGGTTTATAAATGGCGCATTTCGCAAAACTTGACGAAAATAATATTGTAGTATTTGTTACCGTTGGTAGAGATGAAGACGATGGTAAAGAAGCAGAATTGTCTGCTCGTACAGGTGACACATATAAACAAACCTCATATAACACAGTAGGTGGAGTTCATTTACTTGGTGGAGTACCATTTCGTAAAAATTATGCTGGTATTGGATATACATATGATGAAGAAAAAGATGCATTTATTCCACCACAACCTTATGCATCATGGACACTAGATGAAGAAACATGTCTGTGGAACCCACCAATTCCTTGTCCAAATAATGAAAATAAATATATTTGGAACGAAACTGATTCAGTTTGGGAGAAAGTTTAATGTCAGCATTATTTGGACACGACTCATCTGGCAATAATAATTATTGGACACCAATAAATTTTAGTAATACTTCAGGAATAACATATGATTCTTTGGTTGATTCGCCAACTGAATTAGGCACAGACACGGGTGCAGGTAATGAAATTCGAGGCGATTATCCTACATTTTCGTCAAATCAATCATTAGGTGCAGCAGGAGATGTTACGTATTTTAACGGAGCATTAGAAAGAAGAAATAACGATACATATGCTGGATTTTCAGTAGGTAAAACTACTACTATTTTACCACAGAATGGAAAGTGGTATTGTGAATTTACATTGGTTGATCAAAGATCAAACGATCCACCAACTTTTGCAGTTGGTATTGTTCCGACCACTATATTAGATTTTGGTACAGTTGGGTCTACATCTTCATATAATGGTGGTTATACTTTTGGTGCTTCTACTGGAAATTCTCAAACATATCTTTATAGTGTTAATGGCACTGCTACATATGTAGTTCAAGCAGTTGCTGTTGGTGGAATATTTGGTATTGCTTATGATGCGGATAATAGAAGACTATTTTTTTCATACAATGGAACATGGTTAAATAGCGGTAATCCTGTTACTGGTTCAAATCCTGCTTATTATAATATTCCTTTTAATGATTATATTTTTGCTGGGGGCGGTTATACTAATGATGCTGGAAGATGGACAAGAACTGCATTTAATGGCGGACAAAGACCATTTGCTTATACTGCTCCAGCTGGATTTAAAGCATTAAATAGTAAAAATCTAAAAGATGTTGGTTCATTTAATTTACCAGATACATTTGGTAACTTTGTAAATACACCAGATTTAGTTTGGATTAAAAACAGAGGAAATGGATCACCAAATCATTCTTTATTTGATACTGTTAGAGGAATAAGAACTAGAATAAATTCAAACTCAACAAATGCGAACAGTGTAGAGCAAGGTATGGAAGCATTTTTACCAAACGGAATTTATTTGGCTGGTTCTGACTCTCCATATAATGCAGCTAATCAAACTTATGTTTCATGGATGTGGAATCGTGGTAAACTTCCTGGATTTGATATTGTATCATATCCTGCAGGATCAGCTGGACAATCTATACAACATAATCTTGGTGTTAAACCAGATTTTATAATTATTAAGTGTTTAACTGCGGTAACTTCTTGGGCAGTCTATCATAGTAGATTAGGTGCAACTGCTTGGCCAGTATTAAGCAGTGATCAAACAGCTACAACATCTTCACAAGAATGGAATAATACAGAACCAACATCAACACACTTTACAGTTGGCGCAACCAATGCTAATAGTAACGTGGCTGGCAATTCATTTATTGCTTATCTGTGGACAGAAGTTCCAGGATTTAGTAAATTTGGATCATATATTGGTAATGGTTCTTCGAATGGACCAATGGTTCACACAGGTTTTCTTCCACGTTGGATTATGATAAAACGTACTGATGCAGTTGATAACTGGAGAATGTATGATACACAAAGAAATAGATTTAATCCAGGAAGTTTTGTTTTATATCCAAATTTAGCAAACGCAGAAGATGCATCGACAGATCACCTTGACTGGTTGTCTAATGGGTTTAAAATTCGTTCTACTAATAATAATGGCAGTGGGGGTAATTATATTTACGCTGCCTTTGCAGAATTCCCATTTAAATATGCCAATGCTAGATAAATAATAGAAAATTTATAAAAGGAACAACTATGTTTGCTTTAGTTAAAAAAGAAATGGTAACAAATCCATTTACCAATGAAACTTCTGAACAAGAAGTTATTAAAGTGTTTTCACCACACTCTGTCTGGGAAGATAAAAATGGAACTCAATATACTCCAGATTATCTGCGAAATTTAAATGCTGATCAAAAACAAGATCTAGGTGTTTATGATGTAGCATATGCTGCTCGTGCAGACGATCGTTTTTATACGATCGTAGAAAATGCTCCTGTTTTTGATTCTACAGAAAAGATTGTAAAAATTACCTATACTTCTACTGCTAAAGATTTAGAAGATGGAGAAGAAGTTGATGGTCGTGCTCCAGCTGGATTAAAAACTCAGTGGATTAATCAGTACAAAGCAACTGCAAATGCATTACTATCGCAGTCTGACTGGATGCTAGTTCGTAAAATTGAACGTAATATTGACATCCCAGAAGATGTTGCTACGAAAAGAGCAGCGATTGTAGCAGAAGCGAATCGTCTTGAAACTGCGATTACAGCAGCAACCAATGTAGAGGGATTAATCTCTGTCGTAGAGTCTGCAAACTTTTCAGCTTAATGTAGTTCTCCCTTGAAAAGTGAACCCCACGACCAAGTGGGGTTTATTTTTTGCAGATCTTAAAACGAATAAATAAAGAAGTAAAGGGAGTAATAAATGGCTACAGTAGCAAATATTTTTATTGATCAGGGAGCAGATTACAGTAATATTATCACTGTTGGCTCAAGCACTGGTGCACCCCTGAATCTAGCTGGCTATACTGTTGCTTCTCAAATCAGAAAATCGTATAGTTCTTCTACAGCATACAATTTTTCATCCTCTATTTTTAATGCATCAGAGGGTAAGGTTCGACTACAGCTAACTGCGACAGCATCTCGTGCAATCCCCCCAGGAAGATACCTATACGACGTGGAAATAACTTCTCCTACCAGTTCAAAAACTAGAGTAGTTGAGGGTATTGTAACTGTAACTCCAGAAATCACACAGATTTAATATGACAGATATTATCGCAACAGTAGACGAGAATCAATTATTTGTAACTGCGAGTCAATCTCAGCTTGTGACTGCTTCAACAGATACAGCTGGTCCAGCAGTTGTAGAGAGTTTAGATTCTGTTGGCGACATCGATATGTTTACAAATGGGAAGATTAATGGGTCTGTCTTAGTATACAGAACAACAACAAATAAATGGACATCTACCACTACGCTTGATGCGCAGAATATGGAAGGTGGAGAATTTTAACGGAGATTAAAAGATGGCGTCAATAATTAGAATTAAACGCAGTTCAGTTAGCGGAAATCCAACAACGCTAGCAGCTGGCGAACTAGCATATTCTGCTTTAACAGACAATGGCTCAAATGGTGGTGATAGACTATACATCGGTATAGGTGCTGAAACTACTGGTAATGCAGCTAATCACTTTGTTATTGGTGGTAAATACTTTACTGATATGTTGGATCACACTAAAGGTGCTCTAACTGCGAATTCTGCTCTTGTTACAGACGCTAGTAGTAAACTTGATAACTTAAAAGTTGACAATTTAGATTTAAATGGTAACACATTAAGTGTTACTAATAGTAATGGTAATTTAACACTTGCTGCAAACGGCACTGGTTTTGTTGACATTTCTACTGGTGTTGTTAAAATTGCATCAACACAAACAGCTACTGGTTCAAACACTGGTGCGTTGCAGGTTGCTGGTGGTGTTTCTATCGAGGGTGCTCTTTATCTTAATGGTAGTTTAGTTGCTGGTGCTGGTTCGTTCACTTCGATTAATAACACACCAATCGGTAATACTACTCCAAGTACTGGTGCATTTACTACTTTATCTGCAAGCAGCACATTAACTGTCACTGGAACTGCCACATTTAATGGTGGGGTAATGATCGGTGCAGATACTCTTGCTGAGTATATTTACGATACAGTTGGTGGCGCAGTTACTGGTGGTACTGGAATTACAGTTACAAACAGCGACGCTGGTAATACTTCTACTGTTTCTATTACAAACACTGGTGTTACTGCTGGATCTTATGGCTCTTCAACAGCAATTCCAACATTTACAGTTAATGCACAGGGTCAATTAACTGCAGCTGGAACTGCTTCTCTAGCTACTAATTTAAATATCGCTGGCGACACAGGAACAGACGCTGTTGCTCTACTATCTGATACATTAACTGTTTCAGGTGGTGAGGGTATTGATACTGCTGTTACCAACAATACAATTACAATTTCTGCAGAAGATGCTTCTACAACCAACAAGGGTGTTGCATCTTTTGACACTAACGACTTTAATGTCACAAATGGTGCAGTAGAACTAAAAGACACAGTTGTTAAAACTGTAACAACTGATAGCGGTGCATTAACACCATCTACTCACAGTTTCTCTATTCTTGGTGGAGAAGGTATTGATGTAACTCACGCTGGTACTACAATTACGGTAGCTGGTGAAGATGCATCTACCACAAACAAAGGTGTTGCGTCTTTTGATACCAATAACTTTACTGTTACTAGTGGTGCTGTTTCTGCTAAAAATATTACATTAGGTTCTTCAACATTAACACTAGGTTCTACAACAACTGCTATTGCTGGTTTAACAGAACTAACTGTTGATAATCTGAACTTTAACGGAAATACAATTTCCTCAACAGATACCAATGGAAATATTACAATTTCTCCAAATGGTACTGGTAAAGTTGATGTTGCTGGCTCTATTATTACTGGTCTTGCAGAACCTGTAAATTCTACAGATGCTGCAACTAAGAATTATGTTGATACTGTCGCAGAAGGATTACACGTTCACGAAGCTGCTCACTGTGCAACTACTGCCTCTCTTGCAACTCTATCAGGTGGAACAGTAACATACAATAATGGTACTAGCGGTGTTGGCGCAACTCTTACTCTTTCAAGTGGTTTAACAGCAATTGATGGTCACACATTAAATAATGGTGATCGTATTCTTGTTAAAAATGAGAGCACTCAAGCACATAACGGTATGTATGTTCGTACTAGTGCGACAGTTCTTACTCGTGCTTCTGATTTTGATACTGCAGCTGAAATTGGCGGTGGTGACTTTACTTTCGTTGAAAATGGTACTACATATGCGAATACTGGTTGGGTTCAAACAGTTGAAGTATTAACTGTTGGAACAGACAATGTTATCTGGCAACAATTCTCTGGTACTGGTACATTTACTGCTGGTAATGGTTTAACCATTGTAGGAACAGAATTTAATGTTGTCGGCACTGCAGATAGAATTACAGTAAACCCTGATAGTATTGACATTGCATCAACTTATGTTGGTCAAACTTCAATTACTACTCTGGGTACAATTGGTACTGGTACTTGGCAAGGTACTATTATTGGACCAACTTATGGTGGCACTGGTGTTAATAATGGTAATAAGACCATTACTCTTGGTGGTAACTTCACTCACAGTGGTGCGCATACTTTAACTCTAACTACCAGCGCAAACACCAACGTAACATTACCAACAACTGGTACTCTTGCTACACTAGCTGGTACAGAAACATTCACAAATAAAACATTAACATCACCAACAATTACTGGTGGATCTGTTAATAATACTCCAATTGGTGCGTCAACTGCATCAACTGGTGCATTTACTACTTTATCTGCAAGTGGAGCAGTAACATTTACTTCTTCTACTGCTTCTTCTAGTTCTACTACAGGTGCTGTAGTAGTAACAGGTGGTGTGGGTATCGGTGGTAATCTGTATGGTGCTGGTGCAAGTACATCAACATTAGACGGATTTAATATTGATGGTGGTACATATTAATTAAGTATTGAGGGAGAGTTTTTACTCTCCCTTTCTTGTTGATAATCCTTTTTTAAGGTTAGAGAATGGCAAATAAAGTCTTACTGAAGAAGTCTTCAGTTGCGGCTAAAGTCCCGCTTACATCAGATTTAGATTACGGTGAGTTAGCACTTAACTATACCGATGGTAAGTTGTATTTCAAAAATGCATCAAATGTAATTAAAAGTTTTACAATTGATGATTCTTTTGTAACACTTACTGGCACTCAGACTCTAACTAATAAAACTCTTTCTTCTCCAACAATCACTGGTAATATTTCTGGTGATGTAGCTGCAACTGGATATCTTAAAAGTCTTAACTCATCTGGTGATGAGGGTGGAGAAATCCTTCTCGCTAAACCACAAACCAATACTGCATTATCTGGTACTGGTGTAACTATTGATGTTTATCAGAATAAGATTCGTTTCTTCGAGCAGGGTGGAACTGCTCGTGGTGCTTATATTGATATAACATCATGTGCTGGTGGAGCTAGTACCAATATATTAAGTGGTGGTGGAGGAGGAGGTGGATTCTCCGATTTAATAGAAGTTGCTCAGACAGGAATTAGTACTAGCGTAAATATTAGTTCAGTTTCTGCTACAACTTATCGTGGGGCTAAATATACAATACAGGTAACTAACTCGACTAACTACGGACTTTTTGAATTTTTTGTGCTTCACGATGGTACTGGAATTTATTTCCCTTATTCTTCTACAGGATATGTAGGAGATTCTAGTGAGAATAATACTAGTTATTTTAGTGGTGATTATACAAACACATTAGCAACTACTAGAATTCAAGTTGGGAACACGAATCACACTTTTAACTGGACACTTTCTGGAGGTAATTTAGTTTTTTCTGCAGCTGCGACTTCTGGAACAATTAGCGTTAAAGGCGCAATATTACTAATTAAGGCATAACATATGGCAGTCAATTCTAGAGAAACTTTAAAACAATATTGCCTACGTGCATTGGGTGCACCTGTACTTGAAATTAACGTGGATGACGACCAGTTAGAAGATCGTATCGATGAAGCACTAGAGCAGTGGAGACAATATCACTATGATGGTATAGAACAAATCTACATGAAAGCACAGATTCGTGCATCTGAAATCGTTCTAACTACTTCTGTCGCAGGCAACTATCAATTAGCCGAAACTGTCACTGGTACAACATCAGGTGCAACTGCACAAGTTGTAAGAGAAACAACTCGCCAGTCATCAGGAACTTTACTTCTTGTAAAAAATATTACTGGCACATTTGCAGCAAATGAAACTATTACTGGCTCTGTTTCAGGACAGGTTGCTACTTTGTCTTCTGCAACCAAACGTGAATATGATAACAAATATCTTGAAGTTCCAGATTTAGTATATGGTGTTACTAAAATTTTAAGCATAGGTCAAGCATCGTCATCTAAGAACATATTCGATTTACAATATCAATTGCGTTTGAATGACCTATACGACTTAACATCTACATCTCTTATCTATTACAAAACTGTAATGAGTCATTTGGCTCTACTAGATTTAGAGTTAAATGGTCATACATCATTCCGTTTTAATCGTAGAACAAATCGTGTTTACCTAGACATTAACTGGGAACAAGACATTCCACTTGGCGATTACGTAATCGTTCAAGGATATCGTGCTTTAGATCCAAATGAATTTACTAAAGTTTGGAATGAGTCTTGGTTTAAACAGTATGTAACTGCATTGTTTAAGAAACAATGGGCAACCAACATTAAAAAGTTCTCTGGCATTCAACTTCCAGGTGGTGTAACTTTAGATGGCGATAAGCTATATGACGAAGCCATTACTGAAATTAAAGAATTGGAAGATACATTAATGAACAAATCTGCTCCATTAGATTTCTTTATTGGATAATTAATGTCAACAAATGTTTATTTCACTAATGGAACAAGATCTGAACAGTATCTAGTTGAAGATCTTATCATTGAGTCGCTGAAGATTTATGGTCAGCAGCTTTACTACATTCCAAGAAAATTAGTTTCTAAAGACGAAATTCTAGGTGAAGATAGACTTAGCGAATTTAAAAATTCTTTTCTTATTGAGATGTACTTTGAAAACGTAGATTCCTACGCTGGACAAGGTGCATTTATAAACAAATTTGGTTTAATGATGGAACAGTCTGCAACGCTTGTAGTTGCAAGACGTAGATGGGATCAGTTCGTTGGTCGTTATGGTGTAACGATTGTACCAAGCAGACCAAACGAGGGTGATTTGATTTATTTCCCATTAACAAATTCTCTTTTTGAAATTAAATTTGTTCAACATCAAGATCCATTCTATCAACTTGGTAAACTGTATGTTTACAAACTTCAAGTTGAATTGTTCCAGTATAGCTCTGAGAGAATTGATACTGGAATTAAAGAGATCGATGCATTTGAGACTCTCAAAACATTTACTACTAACACAACTAGAAACACTAGTGGTAGAATAAAACGCATAGACATTATCAATCCAGGATGCGATTATGTAACTCCTCCAGATGTGTTTATTGGTCCAGATGTAAATGGTGTTAATGCTACCGCAACTGCAGTTATAACTAATGGTAAAGTTACTGCTATAAACATAACAAATTCTGCTGGTCGTTACAATAGTCCTCCAGGTATTGTTATTTCTGCACCACCTGTTGGGGGCGTGCAAGCGTTGGCAGAAAGTGTTGTTGAGATTGATATTGACATACCAGACTCGTTTGGTGACAACAATAAATTCAAAGAAGAAGCAGACAATATTTTATTCTCTGAGAGCAATCCTTTTGGAGAACTAACCGAATACACAAATCAAAGCATCGTTAAGCCTATTGCTTATGACAGCAGCGTTATAAAATCTGACAATGACTGCGTAACAATGGATAACTGGAGATAAAATGGCACAGCAACTTATTAATCTTGGAACAACTGCAAACGATGGGACAGGTGATCCTATACGTGTTGCAGGCACTAAAATAAACAGTAACTTTACTGAGTTATATTCTAGACAACCTTATTCTCTACCGACTGCAACAGCAGTTGTTCTTGGTGGTGTTAAGATTGGCGATACAGTTCAGATAAATCCTTCAACTGGGGTATTAAATATCAACGCAGTTCTTGATAATTTAAACGATGTTCAAATTCAAACTCCTCTTGTAAATCATGTAATTAAGTATAATGGTTCGCAGTGGGTAAATGCTGTAGTACCTCAAACAATTAATGGTCTAGATGATCTATCAGATGTTGAATTGGGTGCACCATTAGTTGCAGCGCAGGTTCTAATGTATAATGGAACTCGTTGGGCTAATACTGTTCTTCCTACTGCTGCAACATTATTGAATGATTTAACAGATGTTACAATTACTTCACCAACTAATGGACAAGTTCTAAAGTACAATGGTTCGCAATGGGTGAATGGTACTGATGCAGGACAAACTGGTAATCCTTTTGATCAAGATTTAAATACATCTAATCAAGTTGAGTTCGTTTCTACAACTGCAGATGAATACATTCTTGGTGGTTCAGGAACACCAACTCTTGAATCTGAAACTGATATCTTTATGTCAGCAGTAGGTAAAGTTAAAATTATTACCAAGTCACCATTTAAATTTGCAAGCATGACAACTGCAGAAAGAGATGCATTAGCAGGTGTTGAGAATGGAGACGTAATCTACAATTCATCAGTCAACAAATTCCAGGGTCGTGCTGGTGGCACATGGGTTGATTTTCACTAAAGGTTTATAATGAGAGAGTACATCGTTAGTCTTAAAAAAGATGTTGACTACGATTCATTTTGGAATGAAATCGAATCTGTTAGCGATGCTGATGGATTTGTTCCATCTAGAAGAGTTGAGATTGTAAACAATCGTGATGGTTCATTACGTAGCTGTCATTATGCACTTACAGATGAAGAAGCAGAACTATTAAAAAACGATCCACGTATCTATGGTGTTGAGATTCCACCAGAACAAAGAACAGATATTGAAATTGGTTTAAGAACAACTACTCAAACTGGTAACTTTACCAAGACAACATCTTCATCCTCAAATTTTATTAACTGGGGTTTAATTCGCCACAGTTTTGATAATAACATCTACGGCACTTCTACCACAACAAATCAAAATTACGTTTATACAAACGATGGTACTGGTGTAGATATCGTTATTCATGATACAGGCATTCAAGCAAATCACCCAGAATTCTTTGATAAATTTGGTGTCAGTCGTGTGCAACAAATAAATTGGTATACTGCATCTGGACTAACAGGAACACAATCACCAAATCACTATCGTGATTATCATGGACATGGCACGCATGTCGGTGGAACAATTGCTGGTAGAATATATGGTTGGGCTAAAAATGCAAAAGTATATGCTCTTAAAGTTAGCGGATTAGAAGGTACTGGAGATTCTGGAACTGGTATTTCTATTACAGATTGTTTTGATGTAATTAAACTCTGGCATCGCAATAAACCTATCGATCCAACTATTGG